ATATATTGACTAGTTTGTCAAGTTGTTTTTTTAAAGTTATGTTAGTTTGGGCAAGTTCACATAACTCTTTCCACGAACCATAGTCTAATAGCTCGCCTTGTGCCCTTGCAACAGCACCAGGGTCTCCGCCTATGATCCAACGTTCGATCTCAGGCTTGTCGCGATAACGAGCATAGACAACACCGTCGCTACGCTCGTATATCAATTCTTCTCCGGGTAGTAAAGTACCCAAATCATCTACGCCTTTTTCTTAGCTGTCTTTTTAGCCGGTGCTTTCTTTTTAGCTTTCGGCTTTACTTCGTCTTTAAGTACTAAAGCGTCTACACCAAACTTGTTTTTCAAATATGAAAGTAACAAGCCGTATGCTGGTAGGAACACAATTAAGCCTACAACAATTTTTGTTAATGTATTGTTGAATGCTACTGGTCCAACCCACGGTGCAGGATAAAATGCTGTGTAAAAGAATGCATATGTATCAATAATGTTTGCCGCAATAGTTGATACTGCTGGAGCAATCCACCATGCACTCATACGCTCACGAATATGTTGGAATACATATACGTCAAGCATTGTACCTACTGCATATGCAGTACCTGATGCAAGTCCTACTCTGTATGCATGTTCGTCACCTAGTGCTAGTAGTACTAGTACTGATGCAATAATAGCAGGAATAATTGCCATTGCTACAACGGCTCTACCTGCTTGCTTACCAACTAAACGCACTGTCAAGTCAGTTGCTACAACAACGATCGGAAATGTAAACGCCGCCGCCGCTAGTGGAAATGATCCAAACAATGGCAGTTCTGCGCCTGGAAATAGATCAAATCTAATTGTCACTAAGTAATTACTAACTGCAATTACTAGTGTGTGTAGAATCACAAGATTCCTTACAAGCGTCTTGTCTACACCTTCTAAAAGTTTTGTTAACATATGTTCTCCTGTTATTTTACTTTTGTTCCGACAGTTCTACGCACAATATCATTGTGGTTGAATTCTGCCCAATAAAGTTCAAAGGCAACTCCGTCTTCGAGTCCTTCGAACTGATGGATCTTACCAGGCTTAACCTGTGTAAAATCCCCTGCTTCAAGAATGGTTTCATCTACGAGACCATCTTGATCATCTTGCCAAACACGGACAATCATCTTGCCCGATTCAACAAAGAATCCGTTCCATTTAAATTGGTGTTCATGTTCCGAACACTTAAAACCTTTTTTATATTCAATACGATGAAACTCTAGTACACCGTTTGCGTGGATCAATTCTGTTTGACCCCATATCTTTCCTGCCTTCATTTTGACTCTCCTATATCATATTCAAAATCACACACTAGTACTTTCCTATCAAATTGTGTAGGATAAGTTCCATGATATACCATGCCGTCCATTAGTACAACAGTACCTGGTACGGGGTTCCATTGTTCCATTTTAGTCTTTTGTCCGTCAGCAACAATAGCAAATAATGTTCCTGGTTCTAGCATATGGTTACCTGATACGTGTCCTTCTAAAAATAATACAGTTGTGAATACGTTCGGACTTTCATGTCGATGTACTCCGACAAATGTATTTTTAAATGCAGGATAATGTACCCACCATGTGCGTAATAGTTTTATATTTGTAATTGGAAATTGAGCTTGTACTGACTCTTGAATAAATGTTGCATATGCTCCTTGATCAATATCATGCGGGTATGCAAATTCTTTATCACTATAACTATCAGCATCTAAACTACCTGTAGGCAGTTTATATTTGTAAGCTGGCCTTTTGTCAATATTAAATAAGTCTAAAAACTTTTCATAGCCAGGATACTGTGTATCAAAAAACCAATTTTGATGTATTTTATTATATTCTTCTATATTCATTGTTGGTCGTTAGTTCCTAATCTAAAATTAAGCATATCGCCATTGCCAACAATCCAACCTGTAAGAATATATTTTGTATTACTTATAGGAGGATTTCCTCTATGTAGATGTGTCCATCCTGCAGGCCAAATTACAACACGACCTTGTTTTGCTTCTACACGTTTACCTTGATATAAAAACTCTGTCTCGCCGCCTTCTGCAACGTCATTAAGATATATAGTCCAAGCAAGTACACGTTCAACAGTTGCTTCGCCAAAACGTTCAGCATGCCATAAATGGTATCCTTCGCCTGACTTTGGTTCGGTTCTTTGCATAACGCATAGGCTACTTAATAAATCTCTATTCTTCAAATAAGGAAAGTCTTTTGCATAATCTTCTAAGCATGGACCTAGACAATTATAAATGTTATCAACAAAATCTTTACGTGTGCCATCTAATGCAATTTGTGTATCGCTAATAGCACCACTATTCCTTTGGACCATTCTACCCGAAGTACTTGCTGATTGAAACCACTTAACTAGTTCTTCAACCAATTCTTTAGGTATTCTATTATCGTATATTCGAATAAAATCTTCTTCCATTAAAATAATTCTCCGTATTGTATTAATTCAGTCTGGCGTGTTACGTCTCTAATAAAGTAAGCACACAACGGATCTTTATCCATTGTAATCGGAATCGTTAATAGTTGTCCGTTCTTTACTTTAGGAAAAAACCACTTGACATCGTTATAAAAATTAGTTACCTTAATGTCTCCAAAGTCTGGCTTAAAGCTGGTTAACGGATTATATAAAAATGCTTCGAACCCTCTATCTGCTATACTTGTTAATTGTAATACTTCTAAATCATTTCCGCTTTCACTACAACCTACTGCCATGTGCCAATCAATCGGCATCATTATTTCATTACCTGCTATCTCTAAAACAATCGCCGGACTACTAAAAGATTCTAGAAATATCAAAGGAACGTAAAAAAAGTCTGGCTCTTTTGGATCTGAATTATCTAATATACTAAATCTTATATCTTCTTCTAACTCGTCGGGTAGTTGCTGTAGATCAAGCGGTTGGTTTTCTAATGTTAATATTCTCATTTCCAATCCACCTTTTCTATTGTAAAGGGATACTCTGCTTCTTTGTAAAACTTTTTACGTTGAGTCAGATGTCGCTTCGCAAACTTACATGTTGATGTAAGATCCCATATTTGCACGAAGTCTTTGTCCTTTGCCTTTCTTACGCCTCTACCTATAGATTGTATAACTCTTACAAAACTTTTCCCAGGTTCAATAAGAACAAGATTGAAAATACGAGGAATGTTAATCCCAACCGCGGCTACTCCATATGTAGCAATTACTACATGATTTGTACCTTGGTTAATATCATCATATGCTTCTTTTCTATCTTTTAATTTAACGTCTCCTTTAACAAAAACGCTTCCAGGTATCTGCTCAGCAAGCATTTCACCTGCTGATATTCTGTCTACTAGTATTAGTGTGTTGCCTGATTCTTTTACATTGTTTAATAGTTTGCCTATATATTCTAGTCTTTGTTGATTTGTTGTTAAGTATTTTAATTCTGATTGATAATCTGTATGTGCTACTGTGTCTATTAACTGCACTACGTTAACATGACATTGTGATAGTACTCCTTTATCTTGAAGTTCTTTTGCACTAATTTGTCCTATAACAGGGCCTAAGGATGCATGTATGGACTCAAATTCGAACTTTTCTCTTGGTATAGTACCAGTTAGTCCCCAACGTATTGGAGCATTTTTTAAGTTACGTGTGAGTAAATTTTTAAGAACTTCTGCTTTTGCTTGATGAACTTCATCAACAATAACAGTACTAACACCGTCTAAGAACTCTGCAAGTGATAACACTGCTGAGCCATCTTTATGCTTCTTGTCAAGTATATTCAAACTCTGCCAAGTGCAAATAGTGTGCGTCTTTCCTAGTTCTTTTCTGTCTCCAAAGTATACACCTACATCAAGTCCACAGTTAATATAATCTTCTTCTGTTTGTGTAACAAGCGACTTGTTAGGTACAATAACAAGACTACGTCCATACGGTTCAGTTAAATGACTTAGTGTAGCAGTAGTGATAGTCTTACCTGCTCCGGTTGCGATCTGTTGCAAGCTCTGTGGATGTTTTAAAAAGTTATTAATTGACTCTACTTGATAGTCACGTAGAATAATATCTTCGCCTTCTGCTGGATGTCCTTTGGGCCATACAACTCCTAAGTCTTTCCAATAGTTTTCTGTAACAGGCGTAAAGTTTAATGTAATAGGATGACGTCTATCTTCAATGTCTACTATTTGTACATTATTTTTTTGTAGCACTTCACTAACAAC